ATTTGGCCTAAGTACAGCGATTGGGACAGTTATGTTTGCATCAACGTTTTTGGCAACTGATATTTTATCTGAATGTTATTCAAAAGAGGATGCTAAACGAGCCGTATATTTAGGATTGTTTGCTGACATTATATTAATTATTTCTACCCAAATTGCATTAAGATATGTGCCAAGTGAATTTGATTATGCTCATGATGCTATGGCAACCCTGTTTTCATTAAATTTACGAATTAGTGTTGCAAGTGCAATAATGTATTTGATTGCAAATTTGGCAGACATTTATTTATTTAATAAGTTGAAAATGAAGACCCATAATAAAAAATTATGGTTAAGAAATAATTTATCGACCATACTTTGTAATTGTTTAGAAAATTTCGGGTTTATAGGCATAGCATTTTTTGGAATATATGATATTTCTACGATAATTACAATAGCAGTTAGTACAAGTATTATTGAGTTGTTTGTTGCATTATTCGATACACCATTTTTATACTTAGCCACGAAATGGGGATGTGTAAGTGAATAATGAAGTTCTTGGAGTTGTAGCTACTGTATTTATATTGTTAGCATTTTTACAAAGCGGCGAATTACGAATTAGAATATTAGATAGTGTTGGAGCAGTATTATTTATTGTGTATGGTATATTGATACAGTCATTTAGTACTGTTTTACTAAATAGTATTTTGGTTGTTATTCAAATTGTGAAATTATATAACAGAAAACAAAATAGTTAAGGAGAAATGATTATGGGAATGGGAATTAATCGTGATGCACCAGAAGGTAGAACATCTGTTCAGATTCATTCAAGAAAACTTGACAGACTTGTTGCTCATAATAATATGAGAAAAGCAGGCTATACGCAGATTAATAAGAAGCTGGGCGGAACTAGTAAGTTTGCGAGATATTGGAGACAATACGTTTAAGGAGGAATAAAATGGATAACGAAGCATTAGAAATTGTACGGCAGTATATTACTGAGCATTTAGACAAGTCAGACCCGAATCCGACATTTGAGGTGTACACTGTTTGGAAAGCAAAGATATTGCAGAACTGGAAGTATCTTATTAGTAGCACTCTTTTTGATGGCATGTACTACGAATTGACCTTTAATGGTGATAAAAAAGAGTGGTATTTAGATGCTTATAAGAAGTTTGAAAACCGAGTTATTAAACATTAATATTATAGGAGGAAATAACTATGAAACTGAGTATGTCAACTGAGAAGCTGAAAGATATGGTATTGAGAGCATCGAAGGGGTCGGGCAATAATAAGCTGATTCCAATTACAAGTCTTATGGCGATTGAGTTGAAAGACAATGTATTAACACTTATCACAACAGACGCTACCAATTATCTTTATATCAAAGAAGACAAGGTTATTGGTGATGATTTCTATGCTGTGGTAGATGCGAATATATTTTCGAAACTGGTTTCTAAACTGACTTATGATATAGTTACACTTGAAGTTGGCACAAATGCGGTGATGTCTGTTAAGAGCAACGGTAATTATAAGATTGAATTACCGCTTGATGAGAATGGAGAACCCGTTAAGTATCCAGACCCATACGCACAGTTACCCGAAACTATTGCAGATGCAGGAATTATTAATCGCTCAACGATTCAAGTTATTTTAGATACAATTAAGCCAGCACTTGCAGTGACATTAGAGAATCCGTGTTATACAGGATATTATGTTGGCGATAATGTAGTAGCTACAGATACTTATAAGATTGCTAGTATGAATATCAAGCTGTTTGATGAGCCAAAACTCATTAGTGCTGAGTTGATGAATCTGTTATCAGTAATTAATGAGGAAAAGATTAATGTAGCAATTAGTGATAATACGATTGTTTATAAGACGCCGACATGTATCATCGTTGGTAAGTTTATGGAAGGCTTAGAAGATTACTCTATTGATGCGATTATGGAACTTGTTAATACCGAGTACGATAGTCACTGCACAATTCCAAAGAGTGATATTTTACAGTTGCTTGATAGACTTTCATTGTTTGTTGGTGTATATGATAAAAATGCAATCTTCCTTACGTTTACAAGAGATGGTCTGCAAGTATCATCTAAAGCGGCAAACGGTGTTGAGATTATTGATTATGTAGCAAGCAACAATTTTAAAGAGTTTACATGCCCTGTTGATATTCAGATGTTTACACAGGAAGTAAAATCTATTCAGAGTGATGTGATTGATTTGTATTATGGCGAAGATAATGCTATCAAGATGGTAGATGGTAACATTACAATTATTGTTGCACTGCTCGAGGACGATGCCATTGATGAATAATTAAAGTGACAAATTGTAACTATAAATAGTAAGAAATTCTATTTATAGTTACAATTTTTACTTGACACTCTATTGATTATGTAGTATAATATTAGATAGAAAGAGAGTTAAATATGAAGTGGATAAGAGCAAAAGAAGGACACAGATATACACTAACTGCTTTAGGTGCAGAAGATTCAAGAATTAGAGCAAAGTACGAGGTAAATCACCCGAACTATAAGCAGTATCAAAAGAGTGTGCCTTCATCTTGGATTGATAAGGGATATGTTGAGGAGGTAAAAGATGGCGCGGAATAGTTTGAAGAACGTGTGCCGATTAATAAATACAGTAACAGAAACATTACCGCCAGAGCAAGATTTTTTGAATGACTTGAAGCGGTCAATAGAAATGACAGCTGATAAAGGTGGTAGATTACCTAGTAAGACATATAAGCCATCTGGTATGAATTGTATACGAGCAAGTTATTATCAGATAATGGGAGTACAGCCAGACGAATCTAGTTCAAGTTATTCAATGGTTGGTATTTGTAACAGCGGTACTGACATTCATGTCCGTGTTCAGACAGCGGTTGAGCAGATGAAAGAAAACGGCATGGACTGTGAGTATATAGATGTTGCAGACTTTGTGAAACAGAGAAACTTGGATTATCTTGATATAGTTTCCAAGAATGGTATGGAAACAAAGCTGTATCATAAAAAGTTTAATATGTCGTTTATGTGTGATGGCATTATTAAATATAAGAATCATTATTACATTCTGGAACTTAAAACTGAAAGTAGTTTCAAGTTTATGAATCGTAAGGATGTTGACCCAAGTCATTATCAGCAGGGCACAGCTTATTCACTTGCATTTGGACTAGACGAGGTTATCTTTGTATACATTAATAGGGATATTTTAGATATGAAGTCATTCATGTTTAAAGTAACTCCAGAAATGAAAGAGAATCTTGTTGGTTATATTGAAGAGTGTGACGGCTATGTAAATCGTATGATAGCACCACCAAAACCAGAAAACGTAACTAAAAAAGCATGTAGCTATTGTGGTTACAAAACACAGTGTCGAAAGGATGGATAAGATGAGAAAACTGAGAATTAATGGCGAAACAATAGAGCCAACCAAGTGCTATTCGGGATGCCATCTAATTGAACTTGTAAACATATCATACGAGAACGGTCGTAAGAAGGGTTGTGCCGAAACTACAAATAAGTTACGAGAGAAATATAGGGAAGGTTTTGATTCCGGCTATGAATTTGGTTATAGGGATGCTTCTGAAGACCTAGTGCAACTTAGGGAGGTATTGTTAAAAATATTGAAAGGAGAGCATAATGAATAAAGATAAGCCTACAAAAGACCAGTTTAAGGAGTACGTAGACATTAGAGATTCTGGTATGACAAATATGTATAATGTTAGTTTTATTTGTGCTATGTCGAGTACAGGATTAACCAGAGATATTTGTATTTACATCATGCAACATTTTGAGGAATTGGCAGAAGAGTACGAGGTTGAAATCTAGTGGCTGTAAATCGTGGGAAACAGTTTGAAGATGTTATTAAGACAGCATTTTTAAAAGTTCCGAATGTATCAATAGACCGATTACATGACCAGATGAGTGGGCTTAAAGGCAGTAAAAATATATGCGATTTTATTGTATATAAAGAACCATATGAGTATTACATAGAGTGTAAATCTGTTCATGGCAACACATTTCCTTTTAGTAATATTACAGACAATCAGTTATCTGGATTATTGAAGAAGTCTGATATTGAAGGTGTTGTTGCAGGACTTATCATTTGGTTCATTGATAAAGATGTTACGTTATTTGTACCTATTAAGTATATCTCATGGTTAAAGTTATGTTCATATAAAAGCATACGATATGACCATATAGGTGGTAACATCGTACACATATGTGGTAAAAAGAAACGTGTGTTCTTTGATTATGACATGGAGGAATTTTTCAATGAAGTTCGACATTGACAGTGATACTTTAAAACAGGTTGAAGATATAAAACAACGTGTTGAGGAAAATTCTGAGACAATAGATGAAATTGTTGACGGCATTATTAAACCGTATTGCAAAGATTTGGACAATTATGTAGCGTTTATTAAAGACTGTTTAAAAGACGGTGAAAATCCGCCGACAACAGATGAGTTAGATGATTTCTGCCTTAATCTTTCTACGTATATTTACTTTGCAGGAGGCATGACAGAGCATCTTGGCATACGTGATGATATTTCTAAGGCGATATATAAAGAAATTTATCATACAGCAAGGGCAAGTCAAGATAAAGGCACTGTAGCAGATAAAGATAGTTTAGCAGAGTTAGCAAGTCAAGATGAGTTTATAGTATCATCATCTTATACAAGAGCCTATAAAATGATGAAAGCAAAAGTAGAAAACGCACAGGAACTTTTATCAAGTGTTAAGAAAGTTTTATCACGCAGAATCCAAGAAATGGAACTTACTAGAATCGGAGGGAGTGGAAAGTAATGTTTGGAATTAGTTGGACAGATATGATTGGCACATATGAACAAAGGAATGTAGCAAATTATAAAAATGATATATTTGAAATAGACACTTCGTATGTAACAGACAGACACCTTCCGTATGAAACTGCGATAAAGCACAAAAATTTTAATAATGGCGACTGGATAATTTTGGGGTGGAGCAGTACAAAAGAAGAGGCACAAGAATATCATAACGAATGTGTAGAGCAATTTATACGTAGTCCATATCCAGTGGTAATCGAAGATGCGTATACACTTAGAGAATATCCAATAGTTTATGTAAAGGAGGATAACTAATGGAACACATTTTACAGTTTGCAATTAATATTGATGATAATACTATTAAGCAGAATATCGAGGCGAAAGCAGAAAAACAGGTTATTGAGCAGTTAGTTAAAGATGTTAAATCATCTATAATAGATAAGTGGGGTTCGTTGACATTTACTAGTGAAAATATTATTAGAACCGTAATGGAAGAGCATAAAGATGAAATTATTAAACTCGCCGCAGATAATGTTGCAGAATCCATGAAGCGTAGCAAGAAATATAGAGAAGCATTGGCAAATATAGTTGGGGAGATAGAGTAATGACCGGAAATGATTATCAAAAATTAGCAAGCAGAACAATGAGTAATGATTTGTATACGCCGGAAATAGTATTACACGCACTGCACGGCATGTCAAGCGAGATTGGAGAAATTCATGGCATATATCAAAAATCTTATCAGGGACATAAAGTCGATGAAGAGCATTTAGAAAAAGAAGTTGGCGATTTGCTATGGTTCATCGCAGAGTTTTGCACAGCTTATGGTTGGGATTTAGAAGATGTGATGAAAAAGAATATAGATAAACTGAGAGCAAGATACCCGGAAGGATTCGATGCTGAACATAGTTTGCACAGAGCAGAAGGTGATATTTAGTGGAATATGTAAATCATCCTGAGCATTATCAGAAAGCTGGTAGAAAAGAATGTATTGAAGAAATGATAGACTTATATGGCAGAAATGTAACTGCCATATTTTGTCTAACAAATGCTTATAAATATCTGTACAGAGCGGGACAGAAGGAAAATAATTCTGAACAGCAGGATATTCAGAAAGCACGATGGTATTTTAATTATGTGAATAACCATTTAGCAAGTTGTGTACGATATAAGGGTGTACTTAGATTATATAAAGATGTAAAGGAGGCTCTGAAAGAATATGATTAAAGTGGAACATATAGATGTGCATGGCATGAAGCACGCAGTCTCCATCGCCATGAGGCATCCGATGTGTAGTTACGACAAGAGCGATAGCACTGGAATTGATTACTACGAGGATGGAGTTTATCAGTTCCATATTGGTAGAAACGATTTGGATTTGGCTCAGAGGCTTTACAAGTCTGGCACTGAACATCGGACTTATGCAAGACATATTTTAGTTTGGATGGAAATTGATGCTCCTCTGTATTGGTGGAAAGAGATGGACCGTTACACTATTGGTAAGGCTCAAGTCTCAGAAAGCACGATGCACAAAATTCATGCAAAAGAGTTTGGGCTGGATACATTCAGTCATGAACATCTGACGAAAGCACTGTCGAGCCTCAAGGCTACAATCGACATCTTGAACATCGCCAGAAAATCTTTTCTGGAAACCAAGAGCAAAGAAGACTGGTGGCAGATGATTCAGCTTCTGCCGTCTTCCTACAATCAACGAAGAAGCATTTGTATGTCGTATGAGGTGGTCTTCAAGATTATCCATGAGCGTACTGGTCATAAACTTGATGAGTGGAATGATTTCGTGAAAATTTTAAAAGATTTGCCATATGTTGAAGAAATTATGGGGGATTAATTATGGGATTAAAACTCGAGGAGATAATGAAAAATACCAATAAGCGTTTTAAAGAAGAAATCATAACGCATGGGTTAAGTGAGTTTTCTTATAAACGTATTCCTTTTACATCACCAAGAATGAATTACTGTACGTTCGGCGGTATACCAGTAGGTAAGATTACGGAGTTTTATGGCGAAGAACATGGCGGTAAAACAACGACAGCATTAGATATAGTAGCAAATTATCAGAGGTCAGATGATGAACGTGATGTATTATATATAGATGCTGAAAATACACTTGATGTTGAGTGGGCAAAAAAGATAGGCGTTGATGTCGATAAGATGTATATATTACAGCCCAAGTCGCAGTCAGCAGAAGAAATATTCCAAGTTATCTGTGATAGTGTAGATACAGGAGAAGTTGGCTTGTGGGTACTTGATAGTATAGGTGCATTAATGTCAGCACAGGAACTTGATAAAACACTTGAAGACAAAACATATGGCGGTATCGCAAAGCCGTTAACATTGTTTGGCAAAAAAGTAGAAATGCTGATGCAACGGCATAAGTGTACTGGCATAGGCATTAATCAGTTACGTGAAGACATGAATAGTATGTACGGTGGCACAACAACACCAGGTGGTAAAGCGTGGAAACATTTCTGTGCAGTACGAATGGAATTTAGACGAGGAAAATTCATTGATGAAAAGGGAAATGAGTTAACACGTTCAGCAGAAAATCCAGTTGGTAATATTGTTATGATGTCAATGACGAAGAATAAAACATGTCCGCCAACAAGAAGAACAGGATTCTATACAATCAACTACGAATCGGGCATAGACTATTTACGTGATTTGATTGAGGTCGCTATTAAGTATGATATTATAAAGAAGTCAGGAGCATGGTTCGACATAGTTGATATTGAAACTGGTGAAATTCTTGAAGGTAAGATTCACGGACAAGCATCAGTTAATGAGTTTCTTTCTACGCACGATGATATATTAAATAGGGTAGAGGAATTAGTAAATGCTGAAATGAATAAAGAATAAAAAAATTTAAAAAAGTAGTTGACTTTTCTTACAATGTGTAGTACAATATTAAATGTAAAGAGAAGTCAACTACTGAATGAATCTTAAAGAGAGGAGACAAGATGCTAGAAAAACTCTTAAAAGATTGGAAAGGAGAATTAGATGTAGACGAAAAACATTATACGTCTGTAGAAGACGCAGAAACAGTGTTTAAACAGCTTTCAACAGATAGTCATATACTTTTACGTTCAAGCGTTAAAAACGCAAATATGAGCAAATTAGAAGCATCTGAAAGCAATCTAACAGAATATCGTATAACAGTCAAGAAGTATATGACAGAAAAAGCAAGTCCTGGATTTGATTTCATGGCAAAGTGGAATAATGACAATCCCATGCCGCTGAGAACAATGACAGGAACTATCGAGAAAGAAACTCGAGGCATGATATACATGAAATTACATGGACAAGCAGAGCCAGTAGTTAAGTGTATGCGATGCGGTAGAACATTGACAAATGAAGTATCTAAAATGTACGGAATTGGTCCAGAGTGTATTACAAAAATTCCAATGCTGATGAATTTAGATATTTCAGATGTTGATAATATTAAAAAGAAACTTGTTGATGTAGTTTGGGAAGGCTGGATAATTAAGTCAGCGATAACTGAGAAGGAGGAAATGTAATATGTTGATGTCCAATAGTGGTGAGATTGTAGTAAGAGGTAGCAAAGTTGATATTATGGCAGATTTGGCAACACTGCTTAATAGTCTGCATGAGCGAAATGCACTTACAGCAGAGGAGATTGATAAGTGTGTCGAGATTGCTAAGTGGTCTGAGAAGAAACTCGATGAAGAAGCAGAAAAAGCCGGAAATGAACTCAAGGACAAAATCAAGGAAGACTTGAAGAGTATGCTTGACGAAATCTTCGGTTAGTATAGATAGCGGGTATGACGGAATAGGCAGACGTAGGGTGGGATTGGGAAAATTAGTATATGAAGCAATATTTATATAATAATCAAAAAGATGGGCGTTCAAGGGTAGTTATAGTTGACGATGTTGGTAAACACACATCTAAATCGTATCCAAGATTTTTAATGGAACAGAGTATCAATAGAAAATTGTTGCCAGAAGAAGATGTTCATCATATAGATGGTGATGTTACAAATAATGATATTAGTAATTTAAAAATAGTTTTGCACGGAGAGCATCAAAGACATCATTCTACAAAATATACAGACACAGAACAAGTTTGTTGTGTTTGCGGCAAAAAGTTTATTTATACAGGTAAACAAATGCAACGATACTATAGTGATTTACGTAGAGGAAGAAATAGAAGTATAACTTGTTCCAAACGATGTGCTGGTATTTTGGGTTCAAAGTAAGTTTGTTAGTTTTGCGGGTATAATCGAATTGGAATAGATGTCGGTCTTAAAAACCGTTGTTCGTTAGAACGTGTGGGTTCGAATCCCACTACCCGCATCGTGAAATGATTTAGCTTTTACCAGTTTCACGAGGTTTTGTTGAGGTAGCAACCTATGAATCTCAACAGTAAGGGAGTACTTATCCACTTGGTTATTAGTTTTTTTGTTTCTCTTTTTCATAATTATGTTTGTGTGTGCAATAATATAGATAAATCCAAATACTCCCTTACTTACGGAAGTTAGCTCAGTAGGTTAGAGCGACGGCCTTATAAGCCGTGTGTGCTGGGTTCGAGTCCCAGACTTCCGATTGTTGTGGTGGAGAGCAAATGTATCGAGCCATAAATTTTGAAATAGTATTGTTAAAGTAAGATGCTGAAGTACAAGGTGTGACGAAATAACAAGAACTTTCAGCCGGTAAATTCGAAGGATGGGCGGTTAGCTGACCTTAAAGCGACATGGAGACGTAGCATAGTCGGTCAAATGCACCTGTTTGCTAAACAGGAGAACGGTGAATAATCGTTCCGAGGGTTCGAATCCCTCCGTCTCCGCTCCTCGTTCCGCAATGCGAGGGTTTGACAACAATGCTTGGCGTCTCGGAAAGACGAGAGTGCATCAGTGGCGGAATAGGAGACGCAGGGATGTGGAAAACGTAGAGTGTGACAAGAGGTTCGATTCCTCAAGGAAAGTGGGTTCGACTCCCACTTCCGTTGGTAGCAATAATCACTCACATGTAAGGTGCAAATCCTTACCTGATGCATGAACCAAAAATCTGTACAGTGGTTCACAGTTTTCAAGAGATACTTGTGAGGGAAAGTAGTAGTACTAGTGATGAAGACGTGGGCCGGAGTAGCTAACCGGGAACAACAAGGAAGGGTAGAAAACTGTTAATTCGTGAGTTGGTGTAGTGGTAACATGCCCCTCTTTCACAGGGGAGCCGGGGGTTCGAATCCTCCACTCACAATTAGAAATGAAATACTGACATGGCGGTGAACTTTTCACAGCAGAGCAATATGCAGCCGGTACTGACACCAGACCGGAGATAATTTCCACCTAGAAAAGATATTGTTATGCGAACTTTGGATGGACCGCTCATCGTGCCTCATAGTGTAAATGGTTAGCACACGGGACTTTGACTCCCGTAATACAGGTTCAAATCCTGTTGGGGCAGTTCGGAGGAAATGAAATGAGAACATATGAATTATTTACAGGAATGGATTTAGAAATAGCAGAAAAGATACAACAAAGAAGGTATCAGCTATTAATTCACTCCTGTATTTATTATCACTTAAACAAAAATCTAATATCAGATGTTCAGTGGGATATATGGGCAAGAGAGTTAGTAACATTGCAAAAACAATATCCAAACATTGCTGATAAAGTAATGTTACATGAATATTTTGAAGATTGGGATGCTAGTACGGGAGCATTTTTACCGATAACATTAGATTGGGTAGTAAGAAAAGCGAATCAGCTTTTAGAAAAACCAGCGGTAAAGAAGCCAAAGAAAACAACAAAAAGAAAATTATTTTAAAGGAGTATTTTTAATATGAGTTTTAATCTAAATTATAGCGTAGTAACTAATCAGCCACCATGTTCGAAGAATTGTCAGAAAAGAAGTCCTAGCTGTCATTGTACATGTGAAGACTATAAAACATGGAAAGAGGAATTAGATACTAGACGAGAAGCTATAAGAAAGCAGAAAGATATGGATAATTTGTATCGTATGCACAGAGAGGATGTTTTTCATAAAATCGCAAAAAGAAATAAAAAGTATTGACTTATACTAAAATGTGTAGTATAATAAAAGAGAAGTAAAGAAAACACGACATTATAAAAAGGAGGAAATCAAATGACACTAGTGGAATTGCATGACGTTATGGGAGACAGAATTAAAACAACACTTAGAAACGATTTGACAACAGAGGAACGTACTATCGAGAATGAGCAGACGAAGATTATCATTGGTGTAGCAAAGCAGATGATTAACAACGGCAAACTGATTCTTGAGTATGAGAAAGCACTCGCACAGGCTAAAACACTTGAACACTCTGTTCTTGCTGATATGATTGGTGAGTAATTATGTCAAAACCATTTACAGCAGAGCAGAATAGATGGCTTACTGATAATATATCGAAGTATGCTAATTATGCTGAATTGACGATTGGATTTAATAATCAGTTTGGTACAAATTATAAATGGACAAGAGATGGTTATAATCCAATTGAACGTAGATGTACTAGAATGGGATTACGAAGATATTCTACTAATTATGGATTTACTAAAGAAGAAGATGCGTGGCTTAAAGAATATGCACCTCGCTTTTCTAGTAAGTGGTTGTCCGATAACATAGTTCAAGTATCAGGAAGAAAACATTCTGCTGAGGCGATTAAAATGCACGTAAGAGAATGGCTTGATATTCACAAGGGAAACGGTGGTGTTAGGGAAGATACAATACAGACGTATAAAAAACCACTCGGTTCAATTTGTTCCTGGGGACGTAGACATACGAGAATAAAATTATATGATACGGGCGATGATAAAAAAGACTGGTATCCATATGGAAGATATTTGTATGAGCAATATTATAACATTAAATTACCACAAGAATATCAAGTAATATTTTTAGATGGTGACTGTACAAATTTTGATATTAAGAATTTGTGTCCGGTCAATCATAGAGAACATGCGATATTAACAGTTAACGGGTGGCACTCAAGCGGTCAGATAACTAGAACCGGTGCTATGTGGGCACGATTAGCACTATTGTTAGAGGAGAAATAATGTTACCAACAAGATATTATTCAAAACAGCAGGAGAAGAAAGTAGCGAAGAAACTTCATGGCAAACGTCAGTCAAACAGCGGGGCAACAGCTTTCCAGAAGGGCGATGTAGTAACAAAAGATTGGCTGATTGAATGTAAGACAAAGACCAAAGACTGTAGTTCTTTTACAATCAAAGAAGATTGGTTGTTAAAGAATGAAGAAGAAGCGTTTGCAATGGGAAAGAATAATTCAGCACTCTGTTTTGATTTTGGACCGAGTGCAAATAAGAGATACTATGTAATCAGTGAACGTTTGTTCGAAGTACTCAAAAACTATATCGAGGAGGAAAACTAAGATGACTTATACGATTGAACAGCAGAAGAAAGATGCTTGGTCGTTTTTGAACTGTCAGGTTAAGGCTCAGAATCTGGCAAGAAAATGTTTTAAGAGTATTAAACGTACTTATAATTTAGACGCTTTCGATAAAACCGATGTTCTTATGTCAGGCCTTGTTCATTGGTGTAAGTTACTTGATATGCAGTATTATCGAGAGGATTGGAAAGGAAATGAGCATTGTAAGTCAAACTGGGACATGGTGTATTTTGATTATAAAGGTTACAGATTCTTTGAACTTTTACCAAAAGGACGTGATAGCAAATGAAGGGAAGTAAGCCAAGAATTATTAAGTATATGAAAGAGCATGGAAGTATCTCAAGTCAGGAAGCATTTAGAGATTTAGGTATCACAAGACTGTCAGCAAGAATCAAAGAATTGCGAGATTTGGGATATGATATTTCTACTATTATGGTAGACGGTAAGAATAGATTCGGAGAAGACGTAAGATTCGGCGTATATAGATTAAACTATAAAGGAAGTGGTATGTGATGGCAACTAAAAAATATAAGTGTAAACTGTTTTTATCGGCAGAGGGCGAGGCCACTGGATATATGTATCTAACGAAAAAAGAATATGAGTTTGTTAAAAAAGTTTCTGATACAACTAATTGGCAAGATTTTAGTGATGAAGGGTACAGCGGTAATTTTAGTATTTACTGTAAGGAGTTAGAAGGGAGTAAATTATAGATGGCAACACGAACGTTAGCAATTAAATATCGTCCTCGTGTTTGGGGCGATGTTGTAGAGCAAGGAAGTACAAAGATTATTTTACAGCAACAGTTAGAATCTGGGGAAGTTAAAAACGCATATCTGTTTTGCGGACCAGCTGGATGCGGTAAGACAACATGTGCTAGAATCTTTGCAAACGATATTAATAAAGGTGAAGGAAATCCAATTGAACTTGATGCCGCAAGTAATAATGGCGTAGATGATGTTAGAGAAATTATTAATCAGGCGAAGACAAAAAGTCTTAACAGCGAGTATAAAATCTTTATCATTGACGAGTGCCACGCATTGAGTAATTCAGCTTGGCAAGCTATGTTAAAGATTATTGAAGAGCCGCCGGCAAAGAGTATTTTCATTTTCGCAACGACCGATCCTCAGAAGATTCCTAAAACGATTCTTTCAAGGGTGCAGAGATATGATTTCCAAAGAATTAGTCAGAAAGGTATCGTAGATAGATTAAAATATATACTTGATGAAGAAAACAAACATAGTTGACAAATTGCTATCTTTGCTATATACTATATTATATAGCAAAGATAGCGAGGTGTAAAATGTCTGGTTATTATGTTTACGTTCATATCTCTCCGAATAATAAAAAATATTTTGGTATAACAAAACGTTATCCAACGGGACGATGGAAAAATGGTTATGGTTATGCTAGCAGTCCACATTTCTATAACGCAATATTAAAATACGGATGGAGTAATTTTCAGCATATTATTTTGGTCGATAATTTATCTAAAGAGTGGGCGTGTCAATTAGAGCGAGATTTAATTTGGAAATATCAATCTAATAATCCTAAATATGGATATAATGTATGTGATGGTGGTGAAGGAACTAATGGTTATCATCATTCTGAATTGACAAAACAGAAATTAAGGCAATCAACTATAAACAGTTTAACTAACGGTCAACGAGGGCAGATTGCTAAAACAGTACGACAGCGATGGAAAGACGGTGTTTATAATAATAGAAAATATAATCAAGTAGCGTGGAATAAGGGACTTACAAAAGATACTGATGAACGAATAGCTAAGAGTTGTAGAAAAGTTGGTGAGTTTCATCATAAGAAAGAATCCCGTATAAAAATGAGTGAATCACATAAAGGAAAACCAGCACATAACAGACAAAAAGTGTTGTGTATAGAAACGGGCATTATTTATGATTCGGTCGCAGAAGCACAGAATATTACAGGCATAAACAATATAAGTTTAGCGGCAAGAAAAGTTGGTAGAACAGCAGGAAAATTGCATTGGAGGTACGTTAATGATTAAATATGATTTAGATGCTTTGGAGTACATAAGTAAATTGTGTGACGGACATCTACGTGACGCCATCACACTGATGGATAAATGTTTAGCTTACTCAAAAGATTTAACACTTGAGAATGTAGTAAAAGCATTAGGAACTACAGATTATGACACGATGTTTAAACTTACAGATGTATTACTTAGTTACGATGCTAAGTCAGCAATAAGCGTTATCGAGAACATCTTTAATAACGGCAAAGAGTTGAAAACATTTGTTCGTCAGTACGTGCAGTTTTTACTTGACTTAGATAAATACGGCATCGGATGTGATTGGAAATACATTCAGATTCCAAGACTTAAAGAATACGAAGACTGGATGAAAGAATGTGATGACAGTGAATTTAGTACTATTGAAGTTTGGTTATCAGTATTTGTAAATCTTAATGCAGACATTAAATGGTCGCAGTCAGTAAAGTATGATATTGAAGCGGCGATTATGTTACAGTGTGAAAGCTGGAGAGAGCGATGAAAAAGATAAGACGAACAGATGCAGATGTTATGTTATGCGGAAAACTTGTTGCAAAGGGATTAACAGTGGCCGCGATAGAAAAATTTACAGGTATTCCACATTCAACTGTACATTGGATAGTATTAAACAGATTACCGAGATTGGACAGTAATTTATACAATAATTGCAAAACGATTTTTAGACTGTACAGAAGTAAGGAGAATATCGTAAATGATTGGACAGACTAATCTACAAAGTCGAGTGGAACAGCTTATTGAGAATGATACATTCCCTCGGTTCAGCATATTTGTTGGACCGAAGGGAAGTGGTAAGAAAACATTATTGTTAGAAATGTTTGAAGGAATCTATCTTGAAGATAACAAGGTAGATTCTGTTCGTAAGATGATAGAGATGGTGTATAAAGTAGGTAACAGAACGTTTATCATGCCTGATGCTGATACAATGTCCGTTGCCGCTAAAAACGCTTTGCTCAAAGTTATTGAAGAATGTCCTAATGATAACTATTTTATTATAACACTAGAAGATGAGGAGAATACTCTTGAAACAATCAGAAGTCGTGGAACAGTATTTCATATGGATAGATATACGCCAGATGAGATAGGTTATTATTTCTATGATAAGTATCACGCTAATCACGGTGAAGATGAAGAAGAGATAGTCAGAGAATTATGTGATACCCCCGGTGATGTTGACACACTCGTAAAGATGGGTATTCACGAGTTTTATGATTATGTTCAGCTAGTAGTAGACAATATAGCAGAGGTATCACTTGCAAATGCGTTTAAGATACCAAGTAAGCTAGCTTTAAAAGACGATGCTGAAGGGTACGATTTACGATTGTTTTTGAAAGCATTTTATAAGATATGCGGCGATAGATTTTTTATTGATTTAGAGCAGAAATACGGAGACGGATTAGCGGCTACACAAACAGCGTTACAGCAGTTAAGAATAAAGGGAATAAATAAACAAATGCTTATAGATAATTGGATATTGGAGATAAGAGAATCATGGCAGAATTAAATTTTTATTGGAGAATGGGAGATTATGCACTTGAAGCGTGTCCTAAACATCTTGCAAGATTTTCAGATGATGAACCAAATGAAACTATTGATTTGGTAAAATATTATCAGTATCAAGGACATGAGAGTAAATATTCAATAGGTTATTTTTACTATGATACACATGAACCTTGTTGGGAATTAAAGTTTGTTGGTGATAGATTCAAAGAACTGTTAGATACAGATGTAGTGGCAGTGTTTAAGATGTTGAAAGCCGCTTATGATACGTTAGAAGAATGGAGTAGAAGTAGGGAGGAAGATTAAATGATAAAACTTGAAATTGAACTTCCTGAATCTTGTCTTAATTGTCCATTACATGATGGGGAGTACGGGTGGTGTAATATTGATACAAGTATATCAATAAATATGGATGAAAGACCGAGAAGTTGTCCTATTATCGAAGAAGAAAGGCAAGATGATTTAGATACGTTGAAACAACGAATTAAAGAGTTAGAAAATAAACTGGATGAACTTTATCAAGATAGAATTAACGAAACGTGTAAGCAAATCGAAAAATTAAAAGTCGAACTTAATATGTCAGAAAATATACCAGCAAACTGTATGAACTGTTCTAATCACCCATCAAATGGTGGAACAGGTATTTGTAATTGTATTTTAGGAGAAATGAAATGGATGTGAATGTAAGTAGTATTATATCTTTAGAAGATATGAAAGAAATAATGAACAAGAGTATCAAAAATGCTGAAACATGGGGCGATTTCTATGCCGGAATTATTATTGGCGTTTATAAATTAGGTAAAGAACACGCAAAATCAGAAATAATTAGATGTAAAAATTGTAAATATTGGAACATTGAAGATGGTGATGTTGATAAGCGTTGTAATAAATTAAATGGATACTGGTATCCAGATGAGTACTGTAGTTGTGCAGATGTGCGAGAGGAAGAGTAAATGATTGACAGAGAAATATATTGTAAAGATTGTGATAGAAGTATATACGGAAAGTATCATGATTGTGATGTAAATATCGAGAATGATGGTAAATATGTTATGGCTGATGAGAAATGTTATTGCAAGATAACAAATGGACAGCGAGTAGAGAAATATCCTTGGGAGAAGGAGAAGTAAATGGATGTAGCAACATTAAAAGCAAAGATAAAGTCTAAACAGTTACCGTCTTATCTTATATTTTCTGGCCCAGAATGGAAAGTACAAGAGATATATATTAATCAGATAGCAAAAGTAACTGGTAAAGAAATTCGCAGAGTTGATTCTGTATTGGATATATACCGCAATTTAAAGAATAGGTCGTTTGTGAAAAAGTCCATAATCTACATAGTCCGGGATGACAAAGAGTTGATGCAGAATGAAAAGCTACAGCAACGTATTAATGACATACTAGCTGATAACATGCTCATACACGTGCTTACAAGCGTTGATAAGCGTACAAAATACTACAAGCTATACAAAGATACTATCGTTGAGTTTGAAGCGTTAAATGACGCAATCCTCGCGAAATACGTGAAGCGTGAAATCAAGCTGTCAGATAGGAATTGTCAGATGTTGATAGATATATGTGAGCATGATTACGGACGGATTCTGTTAGAGATTAATAAACTGCGGACATATATGTTTCGGGTTGAGACTGAAGGATATGATATGAGCGGTGATGAAGCGTTTGAAACATTGATAAAAGATGGTACAATATACATTCCGCCGTATGATGCGATATTCGATTTAGTAGATGCGATTCTGGATAGAAGAGTGAATAAGACTTTCGACCTATTACAGCAGGCATACGATGTTGGTGAAGCTACTATGGTTATGCTGTCAGTGCTTTACAATAATACGAAAGCAGTTTTACAGGTACAATCATATCACGGTGATAGTCTGAGCAAAGCAACAGGTTTGACAGGCTGGCAGATAAAAAACGCTAAGCCGCATGTTAATAAGTATAGTGAAGAGGAACTAATCTACATACTTCGTTTGGTACAAAAGATAGAAAGCGGTATCAAGACAGGGCGTATGGAAGATGAGTTTGCAATGCAGTATTTGTTAACGCATATAATGTGAGGTGATTATTATGACAAACAAGTATCATGTATCTATTCGTTTTGAGGGCGATTATACGGTTTTTGCAGATGATGAGGATGATGCTTTTGAAATCGCCCGCCAGATTTGTATTAGCGATAGGGATTGGGAGTATGATGTAGACTTGATAGAGGATGGTACTGATGATGAACGAAATAAAAATCTGTCCGTTTAGGACGTATACTACACAATCTGTTGTGATGGATGGACAGAGTTGTGTCACTGTTACTGAATTTATGGAGTGTTTAAAATCTAAATGTCCGGCTTGGCATATGGATTATGAAGAAATACCAGCAAGTACAAAAGGAATATGGGTAGAGCATTGTAGGAGATTAGAGTGATGGAAAATAAAGAACATGAGTTTTGTTTACGGTGTGGGAGAAAATTAAAGAATCAGAGTGCTAGATTGTTAGGGTACGGCGCAGTATGTTATAGGAAGATACAGACAGAAAAGAGTATACCGTTATTCTATACACAAGATGGTAAAATTGAAGCACAAAAGACTGCTGATTAGGGCAGTCTTTTTTGATGCGACTTTTTACTTATATATAAGAATCAACAAAAATTTTTCAAATATCGCTTGACTTCCGCATAAACATGTACTATAATAAATATAGAAATTGAAGCACACGAAAGGAGAAAAACATTATGACGAAAAGACAACAGGCAATGGTAGATAGCTATAGAAAAGCAACGGCTACTTCCTTACGTGAAGTATATTTCAGCTGGAGCATGAAAAAAGAGCAGGCGTTTGACCGCTGTCGTGCAATTCAGTATGAGTTGAGCGGACACGATGGTAGAATCTGTTCTGCCAATTCTTACCAGTTTACATATGCTTTCCTGTATGAGCAGGATGGTAAGCAATATATGTGCTATCGTACCGCATCTAATGAGTACAGATTTTGCATCGAGGAGGGTTAATATGTACACAATGAGAATGAATATCCAGACAGCCGCAACGGTTGTTATGGATTTTCTGAAAAGAAAAGGTTATCGTCCAGCTGGTTCTACTACAGACCAGCTGACGTATGTATTTTCCGTTCTGGATTATCTTGATGATATGGGAGAAGATTATACTTTGGATGATTGGTTCAGAGATACGAAACTGAATTATCCTGAAGATTTAGTGGAGGTATAATATGAAACTTAAAACATTATTGAAGCTGTACCTTTGGCCCATTGATAGCTTTGATGTTTATGACAGGCGTACTGGTAAATTCTCATATTCAACCAGTGACCCGGAGCAATATATTGGATTAGATACTAGAATTAATAAGTTTTCCGTATATAATACGAAAACAGTGGAGGGCGATAATATTACTATTTTAGAGATTTGGGTATAAGATAATATAACAGACTTGGTTTGATGCCAAGTCTTTTTCTTTTATTTTAAATTGTCAGATAATTTGATAAAAAGTCTAAACATTTAATTTTAATGGTTCTATTGCATTTTATATAAACGTGTAGTATAATATTAATATAGATAAGAACTAAGGGAAGTAGTAAATGCTCAGATGGTTGAATCAATCGGGCGAGCGTTGAAAAGTACCAAGACTTATCATAGAGAAGGGAGAAACAATATGATTAAGGATTTTAGAGAATGGCTGAGTGAGCAGTTCGGTTGGGAAATTGATCCTATCGACTTGTCGGATGAAGACTATTACATGTGGGAAGACTTGTATTACGAAGAAATGGAGGAACAGAAATGAAGAACGCGGAAATTATCCTTACTAACATGGAGTTTCTTATTCACGAGGGTGTAATCAAAGAAACCAACACCATTAATACTTGGAAAGGTTGGCAAAGAATTGGGTATAGAGTGAAGCGTGGCGAAGAACATATCGCCGCATTTCAGATTTGGATGCCTAAGACTAAAAAGCAGGTCGAGGAAGAAGATGCCGAGTAGACCAAAGCTGATACTAAGAAGAAAAAGGGCAGAGGTTTCTATTTAAAGACTGCTTACTGGTTCACAGATGAGCAGGTAGTTACGAATGAAGAATGGGAGAAGTTATATGGGAAAAAATAAGCTGTTTACAGCATACGAAGTTTGGCTGAGGAATTATCCTCAGCCAGATATAAATATATCCGATGAGTGGTGCATCGGTAAGTTCGCCAGTCTGAATGAAGCAAATGCCTGGATTGCAGATATGGAAAAGAATTATGCCGATGATGCGTGGAAAGGGCACAAGCTGTATAACGCTAGGTTCTACGCAGAACCAGTTGAATGTACGTCCCTATTTTGAAACTATGGAAATCTACAAAGTTCGTTTCGTTAGGAGAAATGTTATGAGGAAGAAATTACCGTCGATGGTGTATAATGGAGTTGTTGTTACCCTGAGGAGAAGCAAGTATGCAAAGAAAGGCGTTTTATATGTAATTAAATCACCGGTAAATGGTAAACCGCGTATTTTTCAGGATGAGGAGTGTCTGAAAAACTATATTGATAATGCCGAAACTCTTGAGAGTATTGGTGACGCATTAGCTAGAGATCCGTGGTAAGAGGAGGTATTGGTATGTTTGATGTTGAAAGAGCGATGGATAAGATTTTTATTGAGGTCAGTAAGCGTATCAAGGATAATCAGTATACAGATGATTGGTGCTGGTCTGAAGATTGGAATGGTTATTACTGTATTCAGTTTGAGGTAATTGAGATGATTGTAGATGAAGATGGTGATGATATTGTAGACGAGTACGGACGTCCTGTTGAGCGGTCACGTGGTGTTTATAAATTTTTCTATCGTCAGGATGAGGAACATTACGGTGATATGGACAAAGCGATAATGGAATGGGTAAACGATAGATTTTAGTGAGGTAAAGTACTATGATGAATTGGAAGACAACCGCTAAGGTAGAGTTTTATAACAATAAGTATATCGTCTGTATTTTGAAAGACGGTATGTACACTTCTCTGGAGCGTACATGTAATGACCTGTTGGATGTGTATGCTTACATGTATAATCACAGCGTGGTAGGATTTGAGTGTGTTACTGAGAATACGGCAAAGCGTATGACAGAGGATTTTGAAGAATTGAAGGTTCGATTTTTGAAGAATTGAGGGCTCGGTGAGCCTTCAATTTTTTTATTCTAATTTTTTAGAAATGTCTTGTATTCCACATAAATGTGTAGTATAATTATTATAGATAGATAGAGATACGAAAGGAGATATTATTATGACATATTCAATGTGGAAAGAACGATATGCGGCACAGAAGTATGCAGAGGGTTTGGAAAAGAAAAGACAACGAAACATGGAGTGGTTTTTAACCGAGTTTCTTCCAAGTGTTGCAAAACGTATTGGTAATAATCCTAACTATCCGAATAGCTGTATTGTTTCTGAGAAACAGGCAAACGTCCTTTGTTTCTACATGGAACGTGACAATTACGGAAATTCATATGCCGAAATAAGCACAGGCAGATATGAATTACAGTCACGTGGAAACTGGTGGGCTCTTGTTAAAGTAATGTAGGAGGTAATGATATGAGTAATTTGGCAAACCTTATCGCTAACGTAGTCAGGAATAATGAGAAGAAGATGGAGCAGTTAAAGCGGGTTCAGAGCATTTGCCTTCACCTTACAAGTGATGATGGCATTTCTGTAGATACCGAAATGTATTACGATAATATCGTTAGGTTTCGGATAAGCGGCACTCGATGCGGAATGATTATTACGTATAACACAATTACCGGTGAGATAGTTAGAAAACCTACCGGTGCAAGACCGTGGCACACTGAATGGGAGCATATTCATGTTTCCGATATTCTGAGGAGGGTGTAATATGAGAATCACCTGGGATGAAATGTTAGAAGCACAAAAGGCTGGGTATGATGTAGTAATTATTGTCAACGGTGAATATTATGAGGTGAGTGAAGATGAGGAAAATTAAAACGAGCCATGATTTAAACATCCCCGGTTGGGGATTCATCCCAGAGGGTACAGCGTTTAAAGTGGAGAAATTTAATAAAAGGTTTATCTATGTAAAGGTAAATAGCGGAGCAACGTTGAGATTGGCAAGGAAATCTGATTGCGAAATAATTTATTAATGGGCATGTGTGACAGTCCGAAAAACAGTGGGTAATCTACAAAGTCGAGAAGGATAAGGAGAGATAACGATGAAGGTTAAAGAGTATAATCTGGTAAAGAATATCAAAAAGACAGCCGATGCTAATAATCTGGTGTTTATCAGTGATGCGGTCGATGCACTGATGGACCTGTCACTGCTGAAGGATACTGGTCTACCAGCAGATGAGTTGGAGGTTATTGCTACAGCGATGGCTAACCATCATCTGTTCTATGAGGAATTTGATATTTGGTATCTTACTCTCGATGATTATACTTGGTATGAGGTTAGGGCTCAGTTTGCTCCTCATCGAGTATTCTCGGCGAAAACATGTAAACGGTTGTATACAATCTCAGAAGTGGTGAGGGTAAAAATTACACGTATGCACCGTGACAGTATCTATGACCAGTTGGCAAAAGATGTACAGATATATGAGGCGAGGAATTATCACAGTGCCCCGGTCGAGGATATTGAAATTTAGGTTTTAGGTATACGATAGCTGAATATTATGGAAAAGAGCCTACGGGCTCTTTTTTGTTTCTCGGTATGGCATTGTTGTTTACGATGATGTTGGATGTCTGGAAGAAAAAATTTTATATAGGACGGCGGTATTTAACGATGAAAAATGATGGTAATTTACATAGCCGATACCGCTAGGGAATTATCTTACTATTCTGACTATTTTCAGACATCTTGTATTCCATATAAATATGTAGTATAATTATTATAGAGATAAAGTATGCGAAAGGAGATATGAAACATGAGGTCAAGGCATTATAGTCAAGATAGAAGAAATCGGGAAGATTGTATTAGAAGACGTATTGGTTACGGTATTGTAATTGCTAAATTCTTGGTAGACCGGGGACATGCTAATGGTGCTGAGATCCATGAGATTACGGATACGGCAATTATAAACGTGTACAATGAACGTACCCATAAACTTATTACCAAGCTGATTGCCAGACCGGGACAGATTCGGCGATATTATGAAAACGGTGATGCACCGCAGGACGTTCTCGATAAGGCGTACTACAATACCGTGGTGATGCACTATAACGAAATTTAATGGATTATTTTAAATATTTAGAAAAGTATTGCATGGAATATGTATTTCATGCTATAATAAAGAAAAAAACGTTGTTGTACACGTTTTATGCGCCGGCTGGCGCGGAAAGGAGTTACCATGTTAAAGTTTGAATACGTAGTGGAGTTAGGTACTGGGTATCGTCCAACAATGCAGGATGAGTGTGAAAATGAGGTTCGTTTCGTTATTGAGGCGAAAAACAGAGTGACTGCCGACAGAATGGTAAAAGCGATGTTTACTGGAGCCACAAACGTTGTTTGCGTAGATGGGATTTGTATTGACCAGTAAGGAAAGGAGAATTTATTATGAAGAAAATGACTTGGAACAAATGGGACATGGTAGACTTTTGTATCGAAAACGACCTGTATACAGGCGGGGACAACCAGCATTACTCGATGATGTTGGACTTCGTAGCAACACATCCGGCTACAGAGGAGAATATCAGACTTGTGGCGACGGATATAGCGTCACATAGTTACTGGCCAGACGGGAGACCGTACAGTATCTTTACTGATGATGTCCAGGCACTGTATGACCATATGATACTGAATGTTATAGGTTAAAACTACAGCCTCCGCGGAGAACGGTAAGCAGGTTCGACACTTGCCGGGGGCTTTTCTAAAAAAGAAAGGAGAAATGAACCATGAAAACAATTACGGTAAACACTCATAAGAAGGCAGAACGTATTATCGGTATCCTGAGGAATCAGCATAGAACGTGCTGGTATGATAAGTTTTATGGTTACGGTTATTGGTATTATCTTATCTGGTATAAATAAGGAGGATTAGGAAATGTTAGAAGCACTCGAAAAAGAATTTGGACTCTCGGAAGATGAAGCAAGGAAATATATGGAGGAAATGAAATAATGTTTGAAAAAAGGAATACGTTATATCTTAGGTTAAGGAAGTTTCATGTGCCGAAGTATTTGGCGTATAAAATCGTCATAATGGCAATAATGAAATAATTAGGAAAATATAAAAAGCACCGGCGACTTTAACACTAGTTACTGGTGCTTTTTGTTGTCGTAAAGGACCATAATCTACAAAGTCGAGGAAATATAAAAAGTATAAAGCGTGGTAGACCAGTGTCTATCACGCCTTTTATATTATATATGAGCGTGTAGGCGGCGGATAAAAAAAAATAGCAAAAATCATCGGCGGCATTAATATAGAAGAAACCCATACCAAATAAATATTTACTACAATATCGGTTATACACCAGATATATATTAAGGATAGTATAGTTATACACCAATACTGTATACGAAAACCCCGCCGGCGGAAAAGAGAAAAGTGGTGGAAAACCTAGTAAAATCAGTATGTTATAAGGTATAGGTATATAAGAATAATACTATAGGGAATATACAGGAAATACGGATAGGGCATGGGGAAATGGGGGTAGGGAGGTGAGTATGGGGACATGGGAGAAAAGCCGCCGCCCTTGGTAAAAAACCATTGGATTTTTGCTACAATGTAACACTTCGGGTTACAACGAGGCGCTCCTGGTCTACCAGGTGTCGGCACCCACGGTTAGGGAGCCAGTTTAGCCCTTTACTGTAGTAAAGCGGTGAAGCCCAGTTTAGTACTGTATCACTTTAACGTGTTAAAGTCCCCAGCGGGGACAAAAAAAAGAGACGCCCTTTCGGGCGCCCCTTTGGTGATGTTTCGTGTTACTTTTCAGTGGTCTCGGTCTTCGGCTCCTCAGTCTTCTTGGACTTCTTTGCCTCCTTCTTGGCATCGGCGACAGCTTTCTTTTCAGCGGCTTTCTGGCGTCTGGTAAGAATCATATCGTTAATGACGCTCAGGTCTTCAACGGTCTCACGGCTGTCGGCAGTGACGATGGTGAATGTATGTTTTCTGGTCGGAGAGACACGACAGATTCTGGACTTGCCGTCGTTGATAATGATGCTACCCTTACGTGCATTGATGCCCTCTTTATAGGTAATTTCCGGGTATGCAATTACGTTCCTCAGCTCGGCAAGTAACTCGTCAACGGTCATCTTGGTGACTTTCTTATTTTCGACCACCTGTTCGGTACCCTTTTCTTCACCCTCGACCGGGTGTTCGGCATCATATGCCTCAAGTGCGGCGATAATGGTTGCATTTGTTGCTTTGGCATCAAGTGTGATGTTTCTTTCAGTTGCGATGGCTGTAAGCTGTGCCTTGTTCATTTTTGTGTACTTTTTCATAATAAGTACCTCCTTCATAATAAATATTGGATAGTGTGTGTGCTAGATAAAAGCTATCTTTTATCTATTATGATTATATCATGTTATACAATGTTTTACAACCTGTGGCTTAATATTCAGAATAGTAAGATAATTCTGATAATTAGTATAATTGTTAGACAATTCAGAATAGACTGATAATTTAGCACTGCGCAACGTTACTACTGTAGTACTTTAACGTGATAAAGTCTACCAGATCCCTAGACTTTAATACTTTACTATACTAAAGTCTACTAAATTAGTGTGTTTATCACACTAAAGTGTTAAAGTACTAAAGTCTACTATTTTACTAGACTTTACGGTTTTAACGTACTAAAGTGTAGTCTAGTAACGTATTAACGCTTTACAACACTAAAGTCTACTAGATCAGTAGGGAATTTAATACTGTATAACTGCATAACTTTAACGTACTAAAATCTATCTACTTGCTGGGTAATTTAATACTGCATAGCGTTACTACTGCATAACTGTATAACTTTACTATGTTAAAGTGACGCTTTCACGCTTTAACACGTTAGTGTGCTAAAGCATCACTTCATCACTGTAATACTTTACAACACTAAAGCACTTCACCTCTTTATCACTGCATCACTTTAACGCACTAAAGCGCCACTTCACTACTGCATCACTGTACTACGTTAAAGCGTTACTACTGTATCACTGCATCACTTTAGCACGTTGAAGTGATAGCACTGCGTAGTGTAAAAGCATACCCCAGAAAATCGCAGACGCTAGAAGAATCCCTCGCCATGTCTACCTATTGATTTTCTATAGTACTTAGCGTCGCTTATTCCAAACGGGTCACTTGGGTCGCTCGTTTTTCTGTGGGGTAGGGGGTCAGATTTTTTGCAACCACGTTTTCTATAGTTACTGCGAACATTAGATAACATGATTTTTTGCAAATACGCTTGACAAAGTGTTGAACGTGTAGTATAATGAAAGCGTAGAAAGACGTACTCGCACGAAAGGAGAAAAATTATGAAGTTGTGGAGTTACTTTGATAAGTATGAAGACCTGATTAATAAGTACATGCCGAAAATGGGCGAGGGCGAAACGATCGCCAGCCAAATCTGCACCGCCGTTAATAAGTTAATATATAAATGGTATAATGACGGTGATGTTTTTGATAATACTCAGCACTTAAAAGGCTGGGCTAATGATTTATCAAGCTATGCGAATTGGCTGTATAAATATAGTCCAAAGTATTTTCCGAATTGTCAATATATCCTAAATCGCATTTACGAGATTAGGACAGAGAGCGAATACGAGGACTTGCTTGCAGACTTGGCGGATTTGCTAATTGATGTCGATTTTCTGGAAATGCTGGCGCATAAACCAAAAGAAGGGTCGATTTATGACTGTGCCGGACAGTTTACGTTTGAAGATAGTCAAAATGCTTGGAATGACGAAGATGAAGAAGACGATGACGAAGAATGGTGGTAGAAAATCTATTTACAAATTCTAAAGTGTGTTATATAATACAAATATAAGGGGGATATGTACATGGGCAATGAAGACACTACACTTGCTATGGAAATTCTTAAAGAGTTGAAAGCGAGTGCAAAACGATGGTTCATAGCATTTATCATTATGCTGTGCATTGAAATTGCCACGATAGGCGGATTCTTATGGTATTTAAGTTTACCTGTTGAAGAATACGTATCTGTCGAAAACGATAGTGGAAACGCTAACTACGTTGGCAATGACATGAATGGAGATTTGTACAATGGCAAAGATAACAGTAATTAAACGTAGACGCGGAGGCGGCGGGCGAAGAAAGCGTAGACGCAGATAATGAATTATAAGAAAACCTTATTCACGCTTCAGAGTGCTATTAACCGGCACTCTGAAGCTAAAGTATTAGTAACCACAAATCAATGGTACAGTGATAAAGAGAATAAGCCCGTAACTGTTTATCACATCAAACGCAGAACCTTAGATAAAGTAAAAAACAAAGAATCGGTTGAGGAGATATTTAAAACGTATAGTTTAATCCAAGCGATTCTTTTTTTACGTGATTACTGGTACCTAGAAAATAATTGGGAACCACCGACTGATAATGAAATGTGGAATGAGGTGAAAAGTAAATGGCCGAGCAACAAAAAAGAGGACGCGGCAGACCAAGAAAAGGCGAGTTCGTAGTTCCAAGCAGAGGCAGAACGGCTACTACTCCACTATCACCAGCAGAACAACGTTTCTTGACAGAATATATTAAAACAAGCAATATAAAAGAAGCAGTTATACAAGCTGGCTATAAACCCACAGGAAAACAGACGTATAGTAATATAGGTAGAAGGATACTAGGTAGACCAAATGTTCAAGCGGAGTTGGAAAGAGTTATGGATGAATTACGTAAAGAGACTGTAGCAACAGCGGAAGAAGTTATGGCATACTTTACCGCAGTGATGCGTGGAGAACTGAATGACCAATTCGGACTTGACGCACCGCTTGCTGAAAGAACAAGAGCGGCCCAAGAACTTGCTAAACGTACTATTGACGTTGAGAACAGAGCGAAGGGCAATGCTGATGTAAATGTAGCAATTAAACTGGATTGGAATCGTGATGAGGAGTAATATTATGTGGGCAAAGAAAGATACTATTATTAGAACGATTGTTCTTACTATTGCACTTGTAAACCAGGCACTTGCTATTTTTGGCAAAGAAGCATTTCCTGTTACTGAAGACCAAGTATATCAGCTTGTTACTCTTCTTATTACTATCGGAGCGGCTGTTTGGGCTTGGTGGAAGAACAACAGTTTTACACGACATGCAGTATTAGCAGATGAATATTTCAAGGAACTGAACGAGGGCAAGTAATGCAGAAGGCAATAGACATTAGTTGTTTCGATAGAGAGGTTGATTTTTACAAAGTCAAGAAAGATGGCTATGTTGCTGTAATTATTCGTGCAGGATACGGAATGACAAACGTTGACCCGTATTTCTATGAGCATATACAGCAAGCGAATAAAGCAAATATGCCAGTTGGTATTTATTGGTTTTCCTATTCTTGGGATGTCGATATGGCCAAGAAAGAAGCAAAGAAATGTCTTGAACTTATAAAGCCGTATCTAGTACAGTTACCAGTTTACTTTGACTTTGAGTATGATTCAGATAAATATGCAAAACGTAAAGGACATGCGGTTTCTAATGCTACATTAAATCAGATGGCTAATGCGTTTTGCAGTGAAATAGAAAAAGCTGGCTATCAAGCCGGCATCTATTTTAATAAAGATTACCGGAATAATCGTTTCTATAAAGATTTATTGAATAGCTACAGTAAATGGTATGCTTGGTACAATGAAGAACTCGATGATTATACTGTAGATTTATGGCAGTATACAAGCAAAGGCGAAGTTGACGGTATACCAGCAGATGATGAAGACTTAGATTATATAGTTAATAACCGTATTTTTAATAAGCCTATCGGAGAAGATAAACAAGAAACAACACAGGAAGAATATGTAAAAGCACTTCAGATAGCCTTGAATGTTTCTTATAACATGAAATTGCCAGTTGACGGTAAGTTTGGCAAGATGACTGAAGCCGCAGTTACAATCAATTATCTTTTCTATAAACGACCAACAATTAAGAATACACATGTATCATGGCTACAAGGTACATTAAAAACACTTGGCTATAAAATCGAAGTTGACGGAAGTTATGGACCTGCAACTGAAAAAGTTGTCAAACAATTCCAGTATGATTATGAATTATACATAGATGGATGGGCTGGTCCAAATACACACAAGAAATTAATTGAGGTACTTAGCAATGAGTAAGACATTTTTACAAAAAGATTGGGGAACAGTTAAAGGCATTTCAATGGCAAATGCAGGTTGCGGACCAACAGCAATAGCTGATATTGTCTATAACGTAGATAAAGATATTACACCGGCTAAAGTTGCTAGTTGGATGGCTTCTAATAAATTTTTTATAGCTGGAGGTTCTACTCGTATTGGTATTTCCAGAACATTAACGAAATACGGTTTTCAGTATTTATACTTTACCCCAGAACATACCGGAAACGAAGAGTGGAAGTTTGCTTTTGATTTATTGAAGAATAGCCGTGAACACGAGTGTTGGGCAATATTACTTACAGTCGGCACAAAGAACGGCGGTAAAGATAACAAGTGGACGTATGGTGGTCATTTTATCGCAGTAACAGATTATGACCCAGATACTGGAAAAGTTTATGTCAGAGACCCAGCCGGAAAAAATACTGGTTATCATAATCCAGATACTCTGAAATATGATACAAACGCATTGTGGATAATCTGTAAACAGTATTAAGGCGGTGAGTAATTGGCGACTAATCCAACATTTACAGGCGCCACTATATCGCTGAAAGATTGTATAATACCTATGTATGACGATGTTTTGATGGACATATTAAAGCATCGTCATACACACTACATTTTCCCAGGTGGTCGAGGAAGTACTAAATCATCATTTGTCGGCGGTATATGTGTGCCAATGCTAATAATGCAGAATCCAAAAGTTCATGCAGTCTGTTTTAGAAAGGTTGCAAATACAATTCAAAATAGTATATTCTCGCAGGTTGTTTGGGGAATATATCAGATGGGCGTTGAACAATTATTTAAAATACCGAAAACATACAGCACACCTATTGTATATTTACCAACAGGACAAATGATATACTTTATGGGTCTTGATGACCCAATGAAAGTAAAGTCTATTAAACCACCGTTCGGATATATTGGTGTTACGTGGTTTGAAGAACTTGACCAGTTTTCTGGTGAAAATGAATTACGTACTGTAACACAGTCAACAATGCGTGGTGGTAAGGTGTTCTGGGATTTTAGAACATTCAATCCCCCTATCAGTAAAAACAACTGGGCAAATGAATATACTGAAGACTGCGAAGTTTATAGGCAAGATAATACACTCGTTACTAGAAATACATATTTAGATGTGCCAGAAAATTGGCTTGGTCCTCAGTTCATAGAAGAAGCTGAAGACTTAAAGAAGATAAATCCAAGAGCATATGAACATGAGTACATGGGCATAGCTATTGGTACTGGTGGTGATGTATTTCAGAATGTTTGTGATATGGATATGAATGAACCAGTACCCACGTTCGATATATATGGAAATACTACTGGTGTTGTTCCTAAGTGGCAAACATTTGACCGTATCTATAACGGTATTGACTGGGGATTTGCTCGTGACCCATTTCAATTTGTACGCTGTCATTTTGATAGAAGTCGATTAGACCTATATGTTTTTGATGAGTACAGAACACTTAAAACTAGAAATGAGACAGTCTTTAAGATACTATATGAAGAGGAAAAGAAGCTGTCAACAAATGAACTTGTAATAGCAGATAGTGCCGAGGAGAAATCAATCGCAGACTTTAAAGCATACGGCGCCTATATACGAGGTGCTGTAAAAGGTCCAGATAGTATTAGATACGGTATTAAGTGGTTACAGGGTTTACGACATATTTATATTGATAAACGTAGATGTCCGCATACATTTAGAGAATTTACTCAATATGAGTATGAACAAGACAAGGACGGTAACTTTGTTTCTGCTTATCCAGACGCTGATAACCATAGTATTGATGCTGTAAGATATGCGATGGAGAAATACGCTAATAGGAGAGGTAATTAATGAACTACGATGGTGGTAAATTACAAACACGAATACTAGAGCAGAATATTTTAAATCTTACATATGCTCAGTTTGAAGGTGTTGGTGAGTATGATATTCCAGAAATGTATCCTGTTCATATAGATAATTTAAAAGATGTACCTATACAAGGTTTTAATTTTGCGTTAAAAGAACAGCACCCAGAAAATATAGGTGTTCATTTCTTTTTACACGATTATCAATTTGAACGTGTATGGAAATATCCAGATAGATATGTTGAAGTATTAAAAAAATTTGCTTACGTATTATCACCCGATTTTTCTCCTTATGCTGATATGCCGAAAGCATTACAGATATATAATGTATATAGAAATAGATGGTGTGGTAGATATTGGCAAGAACACGGCATAAAAGTTATACCGACATTTACTATGGGCGATACAGATTTATTTAAAGTATTCTGTACAGGTATTCCAAAGCATAGTACGATAGCAATATCAACAATGGGTGAAGGACGTTGGGGCAATTTTAGTTATTTACGTACTTGGTGGAATGTCATACTCGCAGAATTAATGCCCGAGACAATACTGTTATACGGTAAAGATTTAACTAATGAGTTGAGCGGTAATATCGTATTTAAGAAAATGATAAGTTCAAAGGTGGCGATATAATGGCTGTAAAGAGACATCGTGGTGGGAAATATTCAAACGTTACTTTTGCTAATGGTGATTTTGGTAGAAATGACGCTGGTACTGCTAGAGAAGCAAGACCTAATACTGCTGGTCAAGCTAGGGAAATGGGTCGTGGTGATGGAACGTACACGTTCTATAGTAGGTCACGTGGTTATTTAACAGTACATGCTGATTCATTTGAAGAAGCATGGAGGCAAGCACGATTACTTGGTTACAGTAAGCGTAACTATAGGAAGAGGTAACTATGACATTAGTAGGAAATGTTTTAACAAGACTAAAGGAGTTATTACGTACAATGATTGGAAGTAAAACCATTGAACAGGCGTTAAACGTCAACTATGTTATTTCTCCAGAAATGGAAAAAGCGATTCAGCTATGGACAAATCTTTATAAGGGTAAACCTGAGTGGGTACACGAACCGACACAGGATGACCCAACCAGAGTTGTCAGTTTAGGTATTCCAGCTATGATTGCAAGTGAAAAAGCAAGAATGGCATTACTTGAGTTTGAATCTAAAATCACTGCTCCGATAGAAGAAGTCGAAGTAGATAATCCTAATTATACAGGACCGGATACTGATGATTTAGGAAATTTAATTCCTTCTGCTGAACCAAAAGTTATTACTGAGACAAGAATTATTGGAAATCCAGAAAGAGCAGATTACTTAGATAAGCAATACGTAAAACTGAAAAAGCAATTAAGAAAGCAGATTGAATATGGTATTGCTAAAGGCGGTCTTGTTATTAAGCCATATGTTGTTGTTAATGGAACAAAAACAACAGACGGCATCAATTCTGATATTACACCCACAATAGATATTGAATTTGATTTCGTTCAAGCAGATTCATTTTACCCGCTTGCATTTGATGCTTCTGGTAAGATTACTGAAGCCGCATTTATTCAGACCAAAACAGAGAAGGAATATATTTATCGAAGACTTGAATATCATAAGTGGGAGAATAATGTTGTTACTGTTTTAAATAAAGCATATAAGAGCAAAAATCTAGTTGGCAACACGGTCAATGATTCTCAACTTGGTGATGAGATTCCATTAACAGATGTACCAGAATGGAAAGATTTGCAGGAGCGAACAATTATTAAGAATGTTACCCAACCGTTATTTGCATACTTTAAAATGCCAGATGCAAATACGATTGATACAACAAGTCCGCTCGGTGTATCTGGTTTTAGCCGTGCTGTATCGTTAATCAAAGATGCTGATTTACAGTATTCAAGATTACTTTGGGAATATGAAGCTGGCGAAATGGCTATTGATATTGATAGGGACGCACTTAGAGAGGTTGATTTACCTAACGGACACACTCAGACTATACCAAATCATCTGCAAGCACGATTATTCAGAAAAGTGGACTTAGGTTCTGCATCTGATACATATCAGCCGTTCGCACCGTCATTACGTGACCATAATTATATAGATGGTCTTAATACTATTCTTATGAGAATCGAAGATGTATGCGGCATAAGTAGAGGCGCACTTTCAGATAGTGCTGAAGTTGCCAGAACTGCTACTGAATTAAAGATTCTTAAACAGCGAAGCTATCAGTCCAATGCAGAAATACAGAGTGCTATTGAAGACGCCCTTAGAACCGTTGTTTATATAATGAACGTTTATTCTACATTATATCAGATAACACCTGAGGGTGAATACGAGATAAACTTTGAGTGGGATGATAGTATTATTGTAGATATAGACGAAGAAACAAATAAGCGTGTAATTCTGTTAGATAAGGGTATCACTAGTGTTGTTGAAACTCGTATGTGGTATTTCGGAGAAACAGAGCAACAGGCTAGAGAGGCACTTCAGAAAGTACGTGAGGAAAGACTTGAGAATTTACAAAATGAACTGCTGATGGAATCCACGTATTTTAATAATAAGCGTGACGGCGAAGAAGGCGAAGGGGAAAACGGCGAGAATAATAATCAGAACTTCAATAATAAAAATAAGATGTCAAATAATAAAAATCCAGACAATAATAAGTCTGCAAATAAGGCACCTACCAATTAAAAATTAACAAACTATTTACAAATGTGGTAAAATGTATTATAATTTAATTGAAAGTGTAATCACTTTCGGTGGTTCATTTTTATTTTCTCCTCGACCGGGGTATAAGTATTCGCTTATACCCCTATCGTAGAGGACAGTCCAGCGTAATGACATATAAAGAACGCACATTCTAACCGCAGACCGTAATGCGGATATAGAAGTAACGGATATAAAAGAATGTAAAGGAGAAATGTAACATGACAGTGAAGGAACTTTTTGACAAGGCCGAAAATAATACTCTTACTTGGGAGCAGTTTCAAGCGGCTATGGGTAATGCTAAATTCGTTGATTTGAATGAGGGCGGTTATGTATCTAAACAAAAACATGATGATGAACTTAGTCATCGAGACGCTACGATACAACAATTAAAGGATACTATCGCAACCAGAGATAACGATTTAAAAGCATTGCAGACAACGTTAAAAGATGCTGGCGATATTGAAGAACTCAAGAAGGCATCTAAAGATTTATCTGATTTACAGAAAAAGTATGACAAAGAAACAAAGGCATATGCGGCTCAGTTATCACAGCAGGCATATGAATTTGCAGTCAAAGATTTTGCTAACAGTAAAGAGTTTACAAGTAAGGCTGCAAAAAGAGACTTTATACAGTCTATGATTGCAAAGAAACTCCAGTTTGAAGATGGTAGAATTATCGGGGCAGAAGACTTTGTACAAATGTACTCACAAGATAATGGTGATGCGTTTAAAGTAGCTGAAGACCCGAAACCCCAGTTTACACAGGGGACACAGAAACAAAAGTCTGAAACGAAACTTACTTTATCTGAAATGATGAAGATGAAGAACGAAAATCCAGACGCAACTATTGATTTTTAATAGGAGGTATAAAACATGCCGATGCCGCAATTTGATAGTAAAATTTTTAACGGCGAAGTGTTTCAGAGATACGTAGATAGAGTACCGAATCTGAAACTTAACGAGTTACTTAGGTCCAGAGCAGTTGTTGCTAGACAGGACCTCGCAGGTGCAATGGCAGACCAGGTTGGTGGTAACTATCTTACTACTCCGCTGAAAGGTCTTATTAGTGGTTCTGTTCCGCTCAACTATGATGGCGTAACTGATATTACTTCCCAGACCACTCAGACTTTCAGCCACTCTCGTGTTGTTGTTGGTCGTGCCCAAGCATGGACTGAGAAGGATTTCTCTTATGACATCACTGGTGGTGTTGATTTCATGGAGAATGTAGCACAGCAGGTTGCTGAATACTGGGATGAAATTGACCAGGCTACTATTGTAGCAATTCTGAATGGCGTATTTGGTATGACTGATACCGAAGGTGCTAGATTCGTTTCTGAGCATACTCACGATATTTCCACAGTTCAGAATAGTGAAGGCAAGACTGGTTTTATGGATGCAACTTCTCTGAATACGGCTATTCAGAAAGCAAGTGGTGACCATAAGAACAAATTTACTCTTGCAATTATGCACTCCGCAGTTGCTACTAATCTTGAGAATATGAAGATTCTTGTATATCTCAAGTATAACGATGCAAACGGTATGGAACGTGAAACTGGCATGGCTACTCTGAACGGTAGACTTGTTATGATTGACGATAGTATGCCGGTTCTGGAAGACCAGAGTACAGCTACTTTTTCTAAAACTTCTGATACTACTGTACAGCCGGGTAAGACTTATTACACTCGTACTGGTACATCTGGTAATTATCAGTATCATGTTGTAGTTAATCCTGTAGATGATAGCATTAACGGCTACTATGAAAAGACCGGTAACGGCGACCCGCTGTATGTAACTTATCTTTTCGGAGACGGCGCTCTTGAATATACTAACTGTGGTGCAAAGGTTCCGGCAGAAATGAGCCGTGACCCGAAGACTAACGGTGGTCAGGATACGCTTTACAACAGACAGAGAAAATGTTGGGCACCTTATGGTATTTCCTTTACTAAAGCCCACATGTCTACTCTGTCTCCGACAGATGCAGAACTGTCTGATGGCGATAACTGGGAACTTGTAAATACTGGTGGTACAAACAAGAAGTATATCAACATCAAAGCTATTCCGATTGCGAGAATTATCTCTAAGGGCTAATATTGTATAATTTGAAAGGCGGTGACGTTTAGTGTATCTTGAATATAATGACTATCAACAGATGGGTGGTACATTAGATGAAACCGCCTTTAACGAATTAGAGTTTGAAGCCCGTGCAATAATAGATTATTGGACATTTAATCGACTGAAAAATGAAACTGAGTTTCCAGAAGCAGTCGGACGATGTGTATATAAGTTGATACAGCTAATTAATAATAAAAATATCGCGGAAATTCCATTCATAGATACTGGGTATACATCTACAACAACAAATCCCGGCATTGTTAGCGAAAGCAATGACGGAGTATCAACAACATATAATACATTGTCAGCACAAGAATCTGTCGATACTATGAAAAAGGAAATGGAAAATGTTGTAAAGATGTATTTAAGTGGTGTGAAAAATTCTTTAGGTCATAGATTATTATATAGAGGTATATATCCAAATGAATAATTATCCTAGATGGTGGAACACTACAATTACAATTTACAACAGATTCGAAGACCCGATAACGAATGTCGTTACATGGTATAGACATGTAGTTTCTAATTGCTTTTGGCAATATAGTGGAAATAAAATTACTATTGATAAAACAGTACTTGACACTAATAATATTATTTGCCGAATACCAATAAGTGAAGAATATTTATCGAAGCATTTATGGCAACAAAAACCAAATGACCAGATGAGCAATTATTTTACATTGGGACAGGGGGATATAATTGTTAGGGACGAGGTTACGGATGAAATCAATGAGTATCAATCGAACAAACGTTCTACTGATTTATTAAAGAAGTATAAAGCACTTCAAGGTTGTATGCAGATAGAAGAATTTTCTGACAACACGGGCGGAGGACGAGGTAATGAGCATTATTACGTAAGGGGTGTGTAGTGTGGCAAATACTGGTCATATACGATTAAGTAATCCGCTAGACGGCACTAAATTACAGCGTAGATTATTAAAACTTTTAAATGATAAGGAAGTTAATCGTGAAGTTCATAGACTTCTCGGTGAACGTTGTAATATATATGTGCCGAAGAAATCTGGTGCATTACGACAGTCTATGAAAGCATATCCTCAATCAGTAAGATGGGAAACACCTTATGCTCATTATCAGTATGAAGGTGAAGTATACGGTCCTAATATTCCTGTGTTGGAAGGTGAAGACCCGGCATGGAGAAGCGGAAAAGTTAAATATCCAACCGGCAGACAACTTGGTAAAAAAGGTTCTGCACTTTTACATCCAATATGGAGAATTGATGAAGGCGAGTATAATCTAGTGGAGCCGGATATTCTTGCTAGTTATAACTTCGGTTACACTACACCGAATACTAGTAGTCACTGGCTTGATGAGGCTATGAAAAACGGCGGTCTTAACGCATATAGTAGAGCAGTTACGGCTATGCTGAAACGAAAGGCGAAGGAGTTGAATATATAATGGACAAAAATGAACAGCTTGTAAATTATTTTTTAACTTGTCCGCAGATTAAAGATAGTCCGCTGTATTTTAACTTTATCAAAGCCGAAGATTTAACCACACAAATTTTAACTGATTCCAATGATATATATGCGATTAGAACATATATAGACGGTTCAGCACTAAAGTTATATAATTTTACTATAATTATGTTTCGTTCTGTTTCACCCACAGCGATTGCAAAAGTATCTGGATACACTAATGAAAACATTGTTGATTTAGCAGATATTCAAGCACTCATTGATTGGGTGACAGAGCAGAACGAAATACATAACTATCCAGATTTTGGAGAAAACTGTATTGTTCAGTCTATTAAGTCAACAACAGTGAACCCTATATATAGCGGAATTGATACTGAAGTTTCTCCAAATCTTGCAGTATATAATGTAACATTTCAAATTGAATACTTAGATATAAGTAAAAAAATATGGAGGTAATGGAGAATGGCTGTACAGCAATTTAATCTCGATGCCGGTCAAAGAGCAGAAAGAAAACTGCTTATCACAGTTGCAGAATGGACAGAAGGTTCTGGCTCTACTCCCACTAGAGAAATTCTTGGTACTCGTACTGAAGATTCTAGTATTGAGTATAATCCGGATATTGAGACTACAACTGATATTCTCGGTATTAACTACACTGACCTTAACAGAACCCAGCCGCAACAGGATTTTGACCCGTATCTGATTCTCGGTGGCTCTAAACTCGGTGCTAAACTGAATGACATCAGACGCAGAAATGCACTTTCTGAACTGAGCCAGTTTACAGTTTATATCATCACAGCGTTTGTTGGTGATGCGTCTGCCGGTTATGCCGCAGAAAAGCACACTGGTTGTACTATTACTTATAATAGCATCGGCGGTGATTCTAATGTAAACTTCCCGATTTCTGTTTACTTTAGTAATAATATCACTCTTGGTACTGTAAATAAACTTGCCGATGACTTTGAGTTTACAGCTACAAGCGGTACAATCGGCGGTTAATTAAATTAAAAGGAGGAAATGAAAATGGCTACAAAGAAACCTGTTACGAATGATGTTGTAGATATTTCTCTATCAGCGATACGGAAAAAACGTATTAGAATTGATGGTGACGATAACAGAATCATTGAATTAAATACGTCAGATTTGAACATTTTGTCCAGACTGAAAGAAGCATATCCGAAACTTGTATCGTTTACACAAGAAGCAGTTGATAAGTGGCCGGATACCGACATTGCTGATAGAGATGATATTTATGATTCACCAGAATTGAACGATGTTATCAATATTCTTCAGGACATTGATAAGAAGATGAGGGACCTCATTGATTACATATTTGATTCTAAAGTCGCCGATATTTGTGCCCCCTTTGGTTCCATGTACGACCCAGTTAACGGCGAATTTAGATTTGAGCATATAATTAATACGCTGTCCAATCTTTATGAGACTGACTTATCAGCTGAAATGCAGAAAATGTCAACACGTATCAATAAACACACATCTAAGTATACGGGAAAATAAAAATATGTATGAAATACCTACCTCAATTACCATAGACGGTAGAATATTTCAAATAAGAAATAATGGAGACTACCGAGTGATACTAGACTGCTTTAAAGCCCTTGAAGACGAGGAACTTGAAGCATCTGAGAGGTTGCTTGCTAGTCTCATTATTTTTTATGAGGATTTTAATTCTATCGAAGATGTTTATAGTATAGATGATTTAAGTAAATTGGTTTCCGAAATGTTCAAATTTTTTAATTGCGGAAACGAAAGTATGGGAACAAAAGTTAATCATTCTATTATAGATTGGGAACAAGATTCTCAACTCGTATGTTCTGCAATTAATAAAGTAGCGAATAAGGAAATTCGTAGTGAGAAGTATATACATTGGTGGACATTTATGGGATATTATATAGCAATAGGTGATTCTCCTCTTTCTACGATTTTAGGCATACGTAACAAGATATTAAGTAATAAGAAATTGGAGAAATATGAGCAACAGTTCAGACGAAATAATCCCCAGTATTTTGTTTGGAATAGTCGTTCAATGCAGGAGAAAGAGGCTGATAAGATTGCAAAAGAAATTTGGAATAGCGGAGGTTGATGGTTATGGCTACTTACGATGCTGATATAGGCTTAACTACTAACCTTGAACCGGGTAATGTTATAGCAGCCGCAGAGAAAATAAATAAGGAAATTGAAGCTGTTTTTAAACATGCCGATGGCATAGATTTATCTAAAAACACTAGTAAAGCACTAGATACCCTTGAAGATTTAAGAGTACGACTACAAGATACATTAGCAGAGGTACATGAACTTGCTAATACTCGTGTACCATCACATGATTATGAGGTAATGCTTGATATTGTAGATAATGCCAATCGACAGCTTACTGAAACTTCTAATAAAATTGATACACTTATAGATAAACAACAAGAATTGGCACAACAAAAAGTGCCGACACAAGAATATACTGACCTAAAAGCCGAAATATCTTATTCAGAAGATGCGTTGACAAGATTACGTGCTAGTATGCAAAAACTTATAGATAAGACAAAAACAGGTAAACCTAGAAGTGAAAAATTTAAAAAGATGAAAGCCGATGCTGAGGCGCTTGAAATTAAAATTAGTGAACTCAAACAGAAACTTCAAGAATTAGAGGATACAGGAAAGAATTTTGAGTCTGGAAGAAATACTCCAGAATTTGCAAATTTAGAAGCACAAATTGAAGCTGAAAATGCTAAATATCAAGCTATCGAACGTACTAGAGCAACAGCACAGGCAAAGTTATCTGCAATGGAAAAAACTGGTGCAGACACTATGTCTGGACTTAAATCAGCACAAGCGAAGGAGTTACTTCAATCTTTAAATGAAATAACTAATGAAGCTACAGTAGCAACAGAAGCAGTAAGAGGTTTTGGTGAAATACCCGGTATAGATAAAGCTAATCAATCAATGGGTCGGCTTATGTCTATAATGACACGATTTTTACAATTAAATGATTCAGCAGAAGGCGAAGATTCTGAAGAAGAAGGAGAAGGAACTCCCGGACTACTTTCTCGTATTGCGTCTACAGCCGGGAAAGCCGCAACAAATTTGGCTAAACTTACGTTCGGTGGTCCGTTAAAATTAGTAAAAGCTAGCTTAACTACAATCGCTAATTTAGCAAAGAAAGCCGCATCTAATCTTGCTAAAATGGCGGGTCGTGCAATAATAAACGGACTTAAAAGTTTAGGAAAATCTATAGCTGGAGTATCAAAACATTCTAGCAGAAATAATAGTATTCTTGATAAGGGTTTTAAAACGTTTATCAAATACGCATTTGGTGTTCGTTCATTTTTCTTCCTTTTTAGAAAAATACGAAGTGCTATTATTGATGGTTTTGGCGATTTAGCACAAGTACACGAACCGTTTAATAGTGCAATGTCTAGCATCATGACCTCGTTGAATTATTTACGGAACAGTTTTGCTAGTGCATTTGCTCCTATTATTGAAACTGTCGCACCTGCTCTTACTACATTTATTAATCTTGTTGCTGAAGCTGTAAGTAAAGTTGGTATGCTTATAGCCGCACTGACGGGCAAAGAATTTGTACGTGCTTTGCCAGTGCAAAAAGATTATGCTAAATCTGTAGCCGGAACCGCTAAAAATGCAAAGAGTGCTAGTAAAGCAACGTCTGAACAGAATAAGAAAACAAAAGAATTACAGCGTACACTTGCAGGATTTGATGATGTTGAAATTCTTCACGAAGACAACGATAATGATACTAGTTCTCCAGACACAGATGCAAGTGCCGTTGCGGCTCCCGGATTTGGTTCCGGTGCTATAGACAGTGCTGTTAAATCGTTTGCTGGAAAGATTATTGAAGCGTGGAAAAATGCAGATTTCTATGAAATCGGTAAAATTGTTGGTGAAAAATTAAAAGCCGCACTTGAAAGTATTCCATGGGCAAGGATAAAAGAAGTACTGCGAAAGATAGCAAAGTCTATAGCTACATTCTTAAACGGCTTCTTAGAAGTTCCTGGATTATTTACTGAAATCGGTAAAACACTTGCAGAAGGTATAAATTCTGCGTTTGAATTTTTCGATTCGTTTATTAGAAATTTTCACTGGGATAGTCTTGGTAGAGCCATACATGACGGCATTTTAGGCATCACCAGCAATCTTGATTGGACTTTAATCTTTAGAACATTCTCGAACTTAGGCAAGGGACTCGCAGAATTTATTAATAATGGATTCACTGACCCAGCGGTTTGGACTGGAATATTTACTACTATAGCTAATAAATTTAATGCTATATTGCTTGGCCTTGTATCGTTTGTAAATACAGTAAAGTGGAATGAATTAGCTTCTGCTATTGGAACTGGATTATCAAATGGTATTGGTACCTTCAAATGGGATACATTAGGTAACTTACTTATTGGCGTAATAAATGGTCTTATAAATAGAACATACGATTTTGTTTCCACGTTTGATTTTAAGTCATTTGGTAGTGTACTCGGTGGCAAAGTATCGGGTGCTATAAATGGTATTGATTGGGCAAAGGGTGCCGCAAATGTAGCAAAAACTATAAGTGGTCTTTTTGAAGCACTGAACGGTTTCATTGAAAGAATCAACTGGAAAGAACTTGGCAAAAAAGTTGTAACTACGATTGCATCATTCCTCGGTAACTTTAACTGGGCTGCTTTTGGCAGATTTATTTCAAACTGTTTTATAGCATTATGGTCGTTCTTTGCAGGTGTTATTGAAACAATAAAATGGGATGAGATTCCGGGTAAAATTTTAAAAGTTATCTCAGAATTTCTTACCGGTTTCGATTGGGCAGGAACTGTTCACGCCCTTGGTGAAATATTAGCCGCTGAGTTTAAAACATTAGTTGATGCGGGCTCTAGTATATTAACAGCCGTTTTTAAAGTTGCCGCAGATATTATTGAAGGCGGGAAAGAAGGCATACTTAATGCACTTACTAATATAGGAACCTGGATTGTGGATAACATTGTTAATCCGTTTATTGATGGTGTTAACGCTGCTTTTGGAATAGCATCGCCTTCAAAAGAAATGATGCCACTTGGTGAAAATGTTATAAACGGATTGTTAGAAGGTATTCTTCATCCCATGTCTACAATAACATCTTGGATTGACAAGAATATCTTTAAACCAATTACTGGTGGTGTATCATCGTTATTCGGTATTGGCAAAAGTAATTCCTCGTTTAATAACATAGGTAAAGATTTAGTATCTGATTTACAAGGCGGTATCTCTAGCAGTACAAGCAATATGAACGGTTGGGTTGCTAGTAACATGACTAACAAAATCAACGGCTTTGTCACTTCCAACTGGGGTATACGCGGTTCATCGTCTTCAACATTTAATAAATTCGGTAATCAACTTATCGGCGGATTACAGAATGGTTTAACGTCTTCAGCACGTGCCAGCCAAGCATGGTTACAAAGTAGCGTTACTTCTACGATGAGTAATTACTTTAAAAACTTACTTGGAATTGGAAGTAATCGCGGTGTATTTAATCAGTTCGGTTCTGCTTTGATGAATGACTTAAAGACAGGAATTAACGGTGGCATAACTGCTATTACAGGTGCTTTATCATCGTTACAGAGTAGTATGTACAATGCCTTTTCTGGATATTCTTGGTCATCTATAGGTAGTAATATCGCAACTGGTATTTATAACGGATTAGTTAATAACTGGAATTGGTTAGTTAATACAGCGTACAATCTCGCAACTAATATATTTAATGCCGCATGTTGGGCATTAGGTATTCACTCTCCGTCAAAGAAATTTGCTTGGATTGGTAACATGGTTACTGCTGGTATGTCAGACGGTATCGAAACAACTGGTGACAGAGTACTCGATGCTATGTCTAATATTACTGGTGATTTAATTGAAAACGCAGAAGATACAAATCCAGAACTTGTACTTGATGGCTCACTTAGTGAATTAAATTCTAGCCTTGATACGATACTTTCTGGATTCTCTGATAAGGTCGTTACTGAATTTAGCATGTTAATATCTACACTTGAAAAACTCGGAGAATCGTTACAGTTAGCAATTCCAGGTATTGCACTTGGTCAAGTTGCTCCGTATTCTATCGGTAATTCATCTAACTCTAATGCCAATACAATTTCCAAGTTAATCGACATTGTACGTGAATTAAGTGCAGATATGGTAACTAGAGATGATTTACAGGAAATTATTGAAGCTATAAATGATAAAGACTTTGATGTTCGTTTAGGGGATGAGCAAGTAGCAAGAAGTGCAAACCGAGGAAATAAAAAATTAAATAGACGTTATAACCCAGTTGTGTTATAATGTTTATATAAGAGGTGATTGATATGGCAGAATATCAACCGTTTAAGATTGATGGGGTGGCAATACCCACCCCTCATGAATACGGATACAGTGAAGAAGATTTGTCAAGCGAAAGAACGGGTAGAACGCTTGATGGCGTTATGCACAAAGACGTAGTAGCCGTTAAAGATACTTATCCGTGTACATGGAAAAGTTTATCGTGGGAAGATACTGCAACTATTATGAACGCAGTACACGGCAAAACTCAAGTAAAATTTACACATGTTGACCCAAAATTTCCTAATCAGTTTATCACGAAAGACTTTTATATAGGCAAACGTGATTGTAAATTAAAAGGATTAAATTTAAAAAAGCAGTGGAGTGACATAACTCTAACATTTATAGAGATATAAGGAGTTTATATGATTAATGTTTCAAAGACATTTAGGCGTAATCTATATGAAGGCAATAATAAATTCCTTATGCGATTAGTAATAACATTACAAGACGATACGCAACTTGAAGTACAAAACGACAATATAATGAGTAATAGCGGTATCTTAATTGATGATGCTGTTTCTGAAGATGATGATTTTACTGCTTTAGGTTCTGCAATTATTAATGCTTGTGATGTTATTCTTTATAATAATACCAATTTATATTCGAACTATGAATTTATTAATGCCAAAGTTGTTGTATACGTAGGATTACGGCTCGGAGAAAATAATGTAGAAGAATTTAAAAAAGGTACATATACAGTTGACGATGCTGTTTATGGAGAATATACTGTAACATTATCACTCGTTG